AGTCTGTGTTTCTACCTGTCCCTGAGGTGTTATTAAAATAACTCTATTCTTTTGTAAGTAATGTCGTAAGTTTTTTAACCACCACAAAAAAACCGGACCAAACTTGCCTTCCCAATACGAAAGCGACGGTAGAGTCCTCCCGAAAGCAAGGAGGTGCACGGAGTGCCCTCTCTGGTTCTCTTGAGATCCAGAAAGGAGCGCTCTATCAGAGCCTCCTAGCTGATTCGACAAGGCCGGAACCCTTCGTTCTGGGCCTTTTCGGACCACCTGGTTCGGGGAAAACCACATCTGTGGTGAACCTGGTGGATCAGCTTGGAGTGCTTCTTTTCGAGTGTAACGATCGAAAGAAGCTTGTCTATTCCCGTTCCTGTTCTACCAAACACTGGGATGGTTATTCAGGTCAGCCCATCGTCGTTTTAGACGATTTTGGCCAAGACCTCAATGACCGTTCCGATCTGGTAGAATTTGAACAATTGGTTTCAACCAACGAGTACATCCTACCGATGGCCAATCTCGAAGAGAAGGGTCAACGGTTCGTCTCACCGATCATTATTGTTACCTCTAACATGGCGTTTGGTTCGCCTATTAAGGATAGCAAGAATGGATCGGTGGTCGAGGAAGAACTCGCTGTTTGGAGGAGATTCCATTTCCCAGTAAGACTACTTAGGAACCCGGAGAACAAAAGTGAGAAACTCATTCATGAGTATTTCTCACCTCATTCTTTTATGGTTCAGCCACGTATGTGGGCAACTAAGCACTCGCGCCCTTTTTACCCGGGGCATTACATGGGATTTTCTGGGTATACCAGTTTTGATCCAAAGTTTCCCGAGGGCGAGTATGTCAGGCTTGACACACCCTTTCGGAATATGGATCATGTGGGTCTTGAAATGTATAAACGTTTCAAGACTCATATGGATTACCACTGTGAGGAGTTGTCCGGGACTTGGAGGCAATTTGTTTCTTGTCTCCGAGTCGAAGTGCATCCCTCTGACCTTCGCCCCTTCTATGAGGTTAAGGCAGAGAGATGTAAAACTCCCTACTTACAGAATGAAATCTCCATTTCACAAATCTTTCCCTCTTTTCCTCCACCACGAGCTCCTCGTGTGAAAGCCGTCGCAATACCCGAACCCTTGAAGGTTCGTATGATTACGAAGGCAGAGGCGGAGACTAAGTGTCTCCAGCCTCTTCAACGGGCGCTCTTTGAGTATCTCAAAAGTCAGCCTCAATTTGCACTGACCCATGGGGTCAAGTTCACAAATGACGTTGACTTTGACGAGAAACTCGAGTGTATTGAAAGGATCGAAAAGATGATACAGAAGATTGGCTCACGGAGATCAGAG